TCCACCCCCACCCACCAAAGCTCGCTGACGCGGTTACTGAACTTCTCGTTGCCCTTGATCGGGGACACCACGCTCAACGGGAGTTCGGTTGGCTTTTCACCAAATTTCACACGGAAGATCCGGTTGCTCCAGGTCTCGCTCAGGATGTCACAAAACGGATCGCCGGCCCCGGTGGCGTCAACCGCCAGATATTCGGGCCGAACGCCCTCGCGTTCGCAGATTTCCCGCACCAACCTTGCAATCTGGAAATTCCTTGGCTCATTGGCCTTGGTGGCGTCTTCCCGGAGAATGTGTGCCTTCTCAAAACAGATCGTGGTCAACCCGATGTCGCTCTTGCCGTAACTACCAACGTAAAGAACAGAGCGATCCCCGCCGTTGGTGAACGCCGGGTCAAAGCCAGCCACCCTTGTCGGCTGTCCGTCCCACTTGGGCAAAGCCTCTCCGTCGAATTTCCGAATGTCGGCTTCGCTGTAGATGTTCTGCTCGGCACCCACGGGCGCGGGGAACGAACGGATAAACCGCCAGTACGATATGCTGTTTTCCCCCTGGAACTCACGGGCGTCACGAAGTTGTTTTGAGGTAAGTAAAAAAGGCCATTGATCGTCGGCGTCCAGATTGGGAGTCTTCTCCCCGTCCAGATGTACGCAGTAGCCACGGGAGGTCTCCCAGCCGTCCATGTCGGCGTTGACGCTGTTCCAGGTGTTGGTCGGTGTGATGAACTGGCCGAAAGGATCGTAGGCCGATGCGAAGTTACCCAGAGCGATGCACTGGAAGAACGGATTGGAATCCAGGTTATGGATGGCCTCGAAGATCGCCGGCGAAACGTCCGTAGCCTCGTCGACCAAAAGAAGCACCCGCTTGTTTTTCAGCCCGATCAGTTTCTCGGTGGCTTCTTTTTCCTTGTCCTTGGCTGACGGAATCAGAGTGATGGAAGACCTGTCACTCCCCGCCTCATCCAGAATCAGCTTCCCCATGGAATCCACAATCCGGCCGGGTAAGCCCGGGATCTGCAAATGCCGTTCCCGGATCACCCCCCACATCCGTTTTCTGGCCTCACGGACGGATGTCGTGGTAACCAGGACAAGGGTGTTGAAGGGATCGCAAAGCCAGTTGATCAGACCCCAGATCCCGATGCAGTGGGTCTTGCTCGAGGACTTTGGACCGGAGATTCCCAGGTAGTTCCATTTGCAGGCTTCCTCAAAAATCCGCTCGGCCCAGGGGTTCCATTGGAAGCCGTTTTTGTTCTTTTTGGGGTCATACGGCCACAAAAGTTCAACCACCCTTCGGAAATGGCCGTACTTCCCAAGACCCCCCACTTCCGGCCCGTAGTTCTCCCGAAACCCCATTAGCTCAATCGTGACCTCGGTTGTGCCAATTGGCCAAATCCGCCCATATTTCTCAAAGCCTTCAGCCATAACCCAATGGGAAGATGTTAAGATTTGTCAAGAATCCGTCAAGATTTTTTGGTCGATTTGCACAAAATGCTGATTTTTAGATACTTCCCAAAGCTACACATTGGGCTAACGACCCGTCTCTGTAAGTCACTAACTTCCAACTATTTCCATTAACTCCTTCTGTTTGAGGAAATTACCTGTGCAACCTGAGAAATGCAATGTGCAACAATTTGAAAGATTTTACCTTGACTCGTGTCAAGATTGTCAAGATACTGTGTCAAGATTCTAAAGCCATGAAACCGATCATCATCCAAAAAGGCTGGGCCAAGGTGCGCATTTACGAGTGCCCTCTTCGCCGGGGACAGGAGGAATACCTGACCTACATCATCTCCTGGTACATCGGAAAAAGACGGATGCGCCGGGGCATGGCATCGCTCGAACTGGCCAAACGTGAGGCCAAGGCGATCGCCGAGCAACTGGCCGACGGATCGGCCACCACGACAGAGATCACGCAAAAAGAGCTTCAATATTACAGACAGTGCGAAAATTTGCTTAACGGCGTCCCGCTGGACCGGGTAGTCCGTTCCTGGGTCGAGCAGAACCCCAAGGAGGTCAAACAGGTCAGGCTCAAGGAGCTGGTCGAAGAGTTCCTCAAGCGCAACGATGCCGACCCCAACCTTTCAAAATCCCAAAAGCTGACCATACGGCATCACCTGACCAGGTTTTCGGAAAGAATGAACCGCCCGATTTCTGTCATCACCCCCAGAGACATCGACGAATATCTCGATGACCCGCAATACGCCCCAAGAACCAGACACAACCACCGTGCGTCCATCATCGTGCTTTTCAATTACGCCCGCCGCAAAGGCTACTTGATGGAAGACAAGCGACACGCAGCCGAGAAATCCGAAGAGATCCGTTTCAAGCGTCCCGACGTGGAGATCTACTCCCCCGAACAGGCCGAGGCCATGCTGCACCTGGCCGAAGCCAAGCTCATCCCGGCCTTGGCAACCGGTCTATTTTCCGGCGTCCGCACCGCCGAGCTTTGCCGGCTTAGCTGGGAGGACATTGATTGGGTCGGGGGCAACATCCGTTTGGACCGAAACATCACCAAGACCAACCAGTCCCGTCTTGTTCCCCTCCTCCCAAATCTTGCCGAGTGGCTTGCTCCGTACAAAGGCAAGAAGGGAAATATCATGGCCTCGATGGGGACCAAAGAGCCAACCCGCTTCATCAGCCCTTGGCTCACCAAGACCGACAACCCCAAGCTCCCGCAAAAATGGATCGATAACGGGATGCGTCATAGTTTCGCCTCTTACTATCTTGCCTACACGCAAGACGCGGCCAGGACTGCGCTGGCCTGCGGACACTCGGTGAGCATGTTGCTGGGCACCTATAAAACAGTGTCCCTCAACGGCGTATCGATAACCCAGGAGGTGGCCAAACGGTATTTTGAGATCCGTCCGGCAACGGCGGAAAATATCGTGCCAATCAGACATGCCAAACCAAAGAGGGGTTAACTCAACCACATCTACATTCACCATCCCTAAGCACCTCTTAAAATGGGTGCAGGAGCAGGCTAAACTAAGGGGCGTGTCCACTTCAGAATACCTTAGAAACATAATCCTAAAATTGTGGGACGAGGAAAATAGCCCAAAAAGGCTAAAAAAATAAACTTCGTGGCTAAGAAAGATTTTCCTTGCCGTCGCTACGCTGACGCTTACACCTCTACGTACTCAAATGAGGCTTACCTTCGAAACCAAATCAGTCCGAATCTTCTCTCAGCCCAGCGGACATTTGGCGGTTGAGCTTGAGCCAGTCGACGATCACGGTTGGCCAAAAGACTTACCGAGCGAAAACATCTACACAATTTCCGAGCTGACCAAACGCCTCCGAGTTTCCCGTCGCACAATCTACAGCTATTTCCGCCGGCACCACAATCCCCTTCCCCACTCGAAGGCGGGGGGACGTCCGCGTGTGACCGAGTCGGACTTGATGTCGTGGCTATCGAGGGAGAAGACAAAAACCAAAATTGTCGAACTGCTATGATTTCAACCCTGACAAAAAAGATGGTTGTCATTACGAAAGGAGACAATGACACCCACCAAGGAACTGATTGCAATCGACCCGGGAAAATCCGGGGGGATTGCCTGGAAAATGGCCTACGGGGCCAGGGCCGTACCGATGCCAGCCACGGAGCCGGACATCGCCCAGAAATTAAAGGAGATCTATTATCACTTGGACAAACCTACTGTCCTGATCGAGGAGGTCGGCGGCTACATCGGGAGGCCGCAGCCGGGTTCAGCCATGTTTACTTTTGGAAGGAATTTCGGCTTTTTGTTAGGCGTTCTGACCTGCCTTTCGGCCAGGATCGTTCTGGTCCGACCACAAAAATGGCAAGGCTTCTTGGGGCTTGGGACCAGCGACGGAAACCGGACCAAATGGAAGAACAAGCTCAAGTCAAAGGCGCAGAACCTGTACCCGGATCTTGACGTGACTTTGGCAATATCAGACGCGTTATTACTTTTGGAATACGGGAGAAAGACAGAATAGATGGAACTATATGATTGGCAGAAAGATTCGGCGGAGGCTCTTTTGGCGAGCCTGCGCGAGCACAATGTCGCGGCAGATTGGAGCGACACGGGAACCGGGAAGACTGCCAAGGCCGTCTGGGTTGCCAAACAGTTGGGGAAGCCAGTCGCAATCATCTGCCCCAAAGCCGTTATCCCAGCTTGGAGAAACTGGTGCAAGGAGGCTGGGATTGAGCCGACCTTCATTCTCAACTACGAAAAGCTTCGGGCTGGCTCAACGCCTTACGGAGACTTTGTCGGTGGTGCCTGGGTGTGGTCATCCCCTGTCGTTTACGATCAACTGTTTATTTGGGACGAGGTGCACAAGTGCAAAGGGCCCAACTCGCTCAACGGCAAGATGCTGATCGCTTCCAGGCCCTACTACACCCTTATGCTTTCCGCGACTTTCGCGTCCAACCCTCTGGATATGAAGGCGACGGGATATGTCCTGGGTCTCCACAAGTACGCTGATTTTTGGCCTTGGTGCATTAAGAACGGGGTCAAGAAAGCCCCGTGGGGGGCGATGTCCTACTTCGGCGGGAAGAAGAAACTGGCCGTGATCCACCAGGCTATGGCTCCCAAATCCAGCCGGATCAAGATCGACGAGTTGGGGGACAACTTCCCGGACAACGAGGTTTTTGCCGAAGCCTACGATTGCGGTGACGTCCAGGGCCTTTACGACGACCTGGAGCGGAGGCTGGCCGAGCTGGAAGCCAGCAAGGCGAAGGACAAGCCCCACCCGATGACCGAAATCCTACGGGCAAGGCAGGAATCCGAACTTCTCCGCGTGCCGATTTTGCAGGATCTGGCAAACTCGCTTTTGGACGAGGGCCGGTCGGTGGTTATTTTCTGCAACTTTCGGAATTCTCTTGACTCGTTGTTGTCAAACTTTAAGTCATCTTCCGTGATCTGGGGAAATCAAACAACACAAGAGCGGGAAGAGATGATCGCTGATTTCCAAAACGACAAAACCAACGTGATGCTGTGCCAAATCCAGAGCGGTGGCGTGGGTGTCTCCCTCCACGACGAGAACGGAGTTCGTCCCCGCAGTTCCCTCATCTGCCCGACCTATTCCGCCATCGACCTCAAGCAGGCCCTGGGTCGCATCCACCGGGCCGGAGCGAAATCCAAGGCCGTTCAAAGAATCATTTTTGCCGCTGACTCGATCGAGGAAACGGTGATGAAAAAGGTAAAAGCAAAGCTCAAGAACATCGAGACGCTAAACGACGGAGACATCGAGACTATATGAGGACAAAAAATGAAAAACTGAGGGAGCAACTTCAGCTTCTGGCCAACAAATTCTACGTCCTGGGGGTCCAGTACTTCGAAGGCATCAAGGGGCGTGATATCCCCAAGTGGGAAGACGAACTCCAGGGGGCCGTCGACGAATACGAAGACATCCGCGACGAGTGGGCAAGCTGATGGGCGCACACCACGAATTCTCCCCCTCCCAGCTGATGTACCGCGAGGCCTGTCCGGGCTGGAAACCCGACGAGGGTCCGCAATCAATCCAGGCGGCGGAGGGGACGATGATGCACCAGGCCCTAGAGACGGGGGATCACAAGGGTCTCACCGAGGAGCAGACCCGATGCGTCAACATGGTCGGCGATCTTTTCACCTCGATGAAGGAGGAGCTGGTGGTGGGCGAAGACAAATGCGAGGTCCACCAGGAAATACGCCTTGGGATCATGGGGCTGACATTCGGGACGGCGGACCTTGTCCTTGTCAGCGGGGCACACGCCAAGATCGGGGACGCCAAGTTTGGGTGGAATCCGGTCGAGGACGCCGAGACCAATCTGCAGGGATGGGCATACGCCATTGGCGTATATGAGAAATGGCCGTCGGTCGACCATGTCGAGGTCGTCTTTGCCCAGCCCAGGCTGGACTCCGTCAGCCGTGCCAACTTTTACCGAAAGGCCGACCTGGAGCGGATGAAGCTGCGGGTGATGACGGTCATCGCCAGAGCGAAAGACCACAAACCCGAGGATCTGAAACCCAGCGAGTTTGCCTGCCTTTACTGCGGGGCCAAGGCCACCTGCGTCGCCCTCCACAAGAAAGCTTTGGTCATCTCCAGCAAGTTCATCGAGCTGTCGCCGGACAAGGAACTGCTGGACATCTACAACCCCGAGCAACTGGCGACCCCAGAGCTGCGGGGCAAGGCGGAAATCCTACGAAGGATCCTTGAGCCGTGGTGTGAAAAGGTCAAAAAGGAAAACATCCGTTTCGTCCTTGAGGAAGGCGGGGAAGTCCCCGGCTTTGAGGTCAAGTCACGGGCGGGAAAAAGAACCGTCACCGACCCGCAGATCACATGGGAACTGGTCAAGGACCGGCTGACGCCCGACGAGTTTGCCGCCGTGACCGAGGTCTCCGTCGCACAACTTCTGAAAGCCTATTCCGAGAAGGCGCCGAAAGGCTCCAAGGAAAGGTTTAAACAGGAGATCGAAGATCGCCTCACCGATGCAGGAGTACTGCAGGGTGGGAACGAGGTTCGATATCTACAACGAATAAAGGAGAAATAAACAACATGAAAACATCATTCGCAAAACCCCCACCCAAAGCAGCCATCAAACCCCAGCCCCGTGCCGTCGAGCCCGTTGAGGAGCCCACGGAGGAGCTGGCCATAACCGAAACCGCCTCGACCAGCCTGGCCATCCAGGGATCGGTCGACGGCCAGATCCAGGGCGAGTTCAGCCGACGGGATTTGACCATCCCGAAGATGAACCTCGTCAACAAGACCGGCGAGCTGTCCAACCAGTTCACCCCGGGATCTTTCGTCTACAACCGGGAAGTTCTCCTGGGCGACGGCAAGAAACCCGCAACGATCACGATCACACGGATCGCCAAGTTCTATCTCCAGGACGTCCCCTACGGCTCCGGCGAGATGCCCAAGAACTTCACTTCCATCCGCGATGTGCGGGCGGCGGGCGGAGCCTTGGCGGGCGATCCCGAGGTCGAGGAGGGCACGGACACCTACTCCGAGGCAATGACCTGCATCGTGCTGGTCAAATCCCCGGCCAAGGCCCATCCGCTCTTCCCGTTTGAGTTTGCGGGAGATCACTACGCAATGGCCCAGTGGCTGTTGACGAAGTCGGCCTACAAGGCCACGGGTCGCAAACTCTTCACCGATTCGCAGTTGGCTCTGCGGGACGGGATCGACACGGCGGCCTACGACCTGACCTCCACACTGCGGACCAACAGCGCGGGAAGCTGGTACGTGCCGACGGTCAAACTGGCCACACGCCACACGCCCGAGTTCGTCGAATTCGTGCGCGGACTGGTCCAATAACATGACGGAAGTTGCCGGCCATGGTACGCAGGGAGATCCTGCG